GATATCCTGATCAATACATTGCTGGTCAAGGATTAAAAGTTACAAAATTTGAAAGAGATCATTTAAATCCATTAACATATGAATTTGTTAGATCTTTTCCTCTTGCCATATCTTCAATGCCTGTTTCGTATGATGGATCTTCTCTGTTGAAATGTACAGTATCAATGAGTTATGTGAGGTATGTTGTAAAGAATTTATATGTTCAGAGTGCATATCCATCATCTAATCCATTCCAACAATCGCAGTTTAATCTTGGTGGATTTTTAGGTAATCTTGGTGGTGGATTGGTTGATAATGTAGTTGATAGAGTAACAGGAAGTGATCTTCTTGGTGATATTGCTGGTGGACTTGCCAATCAAGCAATTAGAGATTCTCTCTAAAACCCTTATATATAAATATACGATCTGAATTATAATAGATTATGCCTTTACCAAAAATTGCTACTCCGACTTATGAGTTGGAGTTACCCTCCACAGGTGGAATAGTAAAATATAGACCATTTCTTGTAAAAGAGGAGAAGGTTCTTGTAATTGCTTTAGAGAGTGAAGATAATAAACAAATTACAACTGCCATAAAAGCAGTTCTTAAGAGTTGTGTTCTTACTAAAGGAATTAAAGTAGAAAATCTTCCTACATTTGATATTGAATACTTATTCCTTAATATTAGGGGTAAATCTGTTGGAGAGGATCTTGAAGTTAATATTATTTGCCCTGATGATGGTGAAACTGAAGTTCCAGTAACGATTTATTTGGATGATATTCAAGTTCAAAAGGATGAGAATCATACAAATAAAATTAAATTGGATAATAGTTTGATGATGGAACTTAAGTATCCTTCATTAGATCAGTTTATTAAGAGCAATTTTGATTTTAATGATAAAAATGCAATGGATCAATCATTTGAATTGATTGCTACATGTATTGATAAAATTTATAATGAAGAGGAAGTATGGGCAACTGCAGATTGCACAAAGAAAGAAGTTAGGGAATTCCTTGAATCAATGAATTCTACTCAGTTTAAGAAGATTGAATCTTTCTTTGAGACTATGCCTAAATTATCTCATACACTTAAAGTTACTAATCCCAAAACAAAGGTTGAAAGTGAAGTAGTAATGGAGGGACTGGCAAGTTTTTTCGCATAGCCCTACTGCATATGAGTTTGGAGAGTTACTTCAAACTGAATTTTGCCTTGATGCAGTACCATAAATATAGCTTGACAGAGATAGAAAATATGATGCCTTGGGAACGGGACATCTACGTGGGGTTTCTTCAACAACACCTAGAAGAGGAAAGATTAAAAGCACAACAACAAGGTAATGGCAGCTACTAGTACTAGTCCTGTAAAAATACTTTTAGATTTGGGGATAGATTTAGATAATCTTTCTTCAGAAGAGAACTATCTGAGTGCTTTGATGGAAGGTGCTGCAGCTATTGAATCTGCCACTAAAGGTAAAGGTGATGGAAGATCATCAATATTAAGAGAAGAAGTTGTAAGAGTAAGAAAGGGAAGAAAGGCAGCATCTCCTAGTAAGGGGATGAAGTTTACATTAAAGAAGAAAAACATATCTGCTCAAAAATTACTTACTTCATCAAAAGAGGCAAAGGCACAAACTGAAGGTGGTGGTGATCTTTTAGTAATTAAAGAGAAGGTTGTTGCCATAGAAGCATTATTGGGAGAGCAATATAAATTACAAGAAGAGAATGCAAAGGATGCAAAACAAGAGGCAGAGAAGAAACGTAGATCATTAAAGGAGAGACTCTTAGAAGGTAGTGGTAAAGTATTTGATGGAGTAAAGAAGGCAACTAATACCGTTCTTAAACCTTTTAAGAGTGTATGGGAGAATATAATAGGTTTTATAAAGAAGATTATATTAGGAAGAGTTTTGATGAATATTTTAGAATGGACATCAGATCCTAAGAATGTAGGTAAAATTGATAGTATTTTTAAGTTCTTAGGAGATTGGTGGCCTGCATTATTGGCAGCATATTTGGTATTTGGAAATGGTTTAAGTAAATTTGTTATCGGACTTACTGGAAAATTAGTGGTATTGGGTGCAAAACTTGTAGCAACAGTTATTCCTGCTCTTATTAAAGCAGCAGCAGCAATGGGACCTTGGGGAGTGGCAGCCCTTGGAGTTGCTGCTGTTGGTGGTGTTGTGTTGGGTGCTAAAGCTTTAGATGGAGATTTTTCAAATAAAGAACGCACAGACGAAGAAAAAGAAGCAGATAAAGAAAAGGCAGATAGTGCTATGGATATGGGTGTATTATCAATGAATAAGGGTGGAACAGTTCCTGGTAGTGGTAATACTGATACAGTTCCTGCGATGCTTACTCCTGGTGAGTTTGTGATGAGTAAGGGAGCAGTCCAGAAGTATGGTTCTGATACTCTTGCTGGAATGAATGCTGCTGCAGGTGGAACTAATAAACCAACATTGATGGGTGGATATAATGAGGGTGGTTTTGCAAACATTACTAATACTGAGACAACTTCCAGTTCTGATTCGTATGGTAATTTTAGTGTGGGAAAAAGATATGTTGCACCTGGAGAAGCAAAAGAAAGAATTGCTGAAATGGGAATGCCATCTATGGAGTTAATGGATGGGACAGTAATTCCAGATTTTGGTAAGATGGGTGGTGAGAAAGTAACTCAGGGACTTCAATTAACAAGAGATATAATGGTTGAGAATGGAGCATCACCTGAAAGAATTGCTCAACTAGATGAAGTGATGGCCATGCCTGATGCTCAACCTGAGAGTATCGCACTTATGATTAATCGGTTAGTTCCAGGTTCAATGGAAAATACTATGATGAATGTGGGTGATAGTATAACTTCAAGTGCTAGAATGAATGGTGGTGGTTTAGTTCAGGGATTCCAAGGTGGTGGTCAAGTAAGGAGAGTGCAGATGGGTGCAACTTCTATAAAGAAAATCCCAACAATTACACCACCAATTACTAAACCAAAGGTAACTGTTGTTAATCAACCAGGCACAGAGGAAGTGGATGCTTCTCAAGCGCAACTACCAACAGGGGGTAATCGTGAGATACCATCCTTTGATGCAACATTGATTAGATCATCTCACAAGATGGAAGTATTGGGGATTAGTGCATAATGGCAATAAACACTCAAAAATTTTTACCACAAGGAGGAAAGGGAGGATCATTAGCAGTCCGTCCTAAAACTAACTTAGCACCAATTAAAAAACAAAATTCTTCTCTTGCAAAGGTAGGTGGGAAACAAGAAGATCCCATGTTGGTTATAAAAACAAAAGTAATAAAGATTGAGGATTTATTAAAAGGAACTCTTGCTGCAGAAAAGAAAGCAGCAGATGAGAAGAGAAAACAAAAAGAACAAGAGGACAGATCTAAACAAGAAGATGAGGTAGAGGCTCCTAAGACTAAAGGAAAGGGAATAAAATTGCCAATACCAGGTAAAATTAAAAGTTTCTGGGGCAATATAAAGAAATTTATTGGTACAGTTCTTTTTGGATGGTTAGCACTTCAATTATTACCTCTTATACCTAAATTGATGCCAATACTTAAGATGTTGGCTGCTACTGCTGATTTTATTATTAACTGGGGTGGCAAAATTCTTAGTGGGTTAGTAACTTTTGTTGATTGGGGATATAAAGCAGTTGAAGGGACTAGAAAATTTATAGAAAATAAATTTGGAGAGGATGCTGCTGAAAAATTTGATTCCTTTATGGGAACCATTAATAAAGTATTGAATCTTGTTGTTGCTTTGGGAATGGGAGCTGCTGCGATGGGTCGTGGTAAAAAACCACCTAAAGGACCAAAAGGAACAAAACAACCTAAAAGAAGTATTAAAAATAAATTAAAAAGGACAAAAAAATTAATGAAGAGACCTTTTGATCCTAAACGTGCTGATAAATTAAAAAGAGTAAAAAATATTAAAAAAATTAGAGCAGACAAATTAGCTAGGACAAAGAAGATTGGAAGATTGAGAAAAATTGCCAAGGCTAAGAAATTTGTAGGTAAGACAACTAAAGCAGTTAGTAAGACAACTAAAGCAGTTGGTAAGAATGTTGGTAAGGCAACTAAAGTAGTCGGTAAGAATGTTAGTAAGGCAACTAAAGCAGTTAGTAA